CATTATAAGTTATCCGCTGATGGTCTTAGAGCCTTGCTTAGACCTTGTCTTTCGTTAATCACATGAGTATACACATTATATTGTAATAGGTCACCTACATTGTAGGTATTAGCAACAGTGATACTCAAATTACCGCTAGCATTTGCTAGTGTATTAGTGATTGGTATTTCATTTAATGAAGTTTGTACTCCATAAGTACTCGAATACAATACGTTAGTAATAATAACACCTGATGTAATATTAAACGAACTTGTAAAGGAGTTAGCTCCCGGAGTATAGTTGCTACTGATACGTATAGCGTCCCAAGCAATACTATTGCTCATGAATTTATTAGTATCATTAATAAATCCACTTAATTGTGTGGTGTTAGTTGATCCTGGTGTTAAATTAGTTCTCACAGCGTCCTCTACTTTGACCCAACGAGTGCCATCATAACGGAATAGTCTATTAGGTGTAAAATCTAAACGTAGATAGTACTGACCTAATTTAGGCACTACAGGGAAACTAATACCAGCCGCAACAGTAGCCCCATTAGGTGGCAAACCATCTCCGGTTAAGTATCCTTCTACTTTCTGTGCTGATGTTAAAGTTTGTGCGCTGGCATCATTCTTAACATCACTGGCATCATCTAATACATTGCTAGCATCTAACGCACCGGGGTCAATTGGGTTGCCGTTGGCATCAACAGCTTCAGTGTATATAGCTGAGGTATCATATCCGCTTTCAGGTACATCTTGCTCGGCACGACTAACAACAGCATCATTAATCGCAATATATTTGTTATATGTACTCAAAACTTGACCTAATGTATTATTATTATCGCCACTGTCGGTAGCAGGTAAGTTATTAAGAATATCTTTGTATTCTTGACTGTCTACTAGTGGTTGTAGTTTAACACGCCATAGATGAGGCCACCAAGTTGCGGCAAAACCTTCTGAACTACGACTAGCATCTTGTACAACATAAAAACGTTTGAGCGCAGCAGAAATACCTTCATCTAAAGGATAGTAATCAATTAAATTAGGCAATTCTAATACATCACCTACCATAAGTTTGCGACCTAAAATTTCTACCATGTCTTGGTAGTGGAACGTGGCAAACATAGTATCGCCAGTTAGAAATAGTCCAAACTGTGTAAGATCAAAATCATTATCATTTACACGATAAACACAACGCATAGTATACACTGATGTATCATACTTGCGATCACGGTTTTCTAAGAATAGTAAATCTTGAATACCCGTAATGCCTGTGCTTAGTGGACTAGTATTACCAGGCTCAGTGGCACTAACATTGGGCTGAGCAAGAGGACCTAGATATTTGTGAGTATACACATCAACGCCACCAACGGTAAACATCTCGTGCATAATCTTACTAATATAATTGTCGTCTCTGCCCTTTTCGGGTTTGTATAAACTTAAACGTGGCATTAAAAATTCCTACTGTTTGTATATTTATCGTGATTGACAACTAGCCAAATAGATAGTATAATACAAAAATGGAAAATAAGATACAAACAAGTATGGATTGGTCTACAGTACAGCAACGTATAGAAGCACCTATACGTACTATGAAACGATATAGTCACGAAATGTGGAACATCAGTCATAATATTGGATTAATGGTACAAGATGTAAGTAAAGAAGAAATTAACTGCCGCAGATTGGGTAAGCAAACCAGATTACATAAAGAACTGGTTGACAAAGTCAACGAAGAGATAGCAAACTATGAACGTATGATGACATTTGCTGTTCTACTTGCGGGGTAAAAATGAAACACTCTTGGACACAGCCATCTTATCCGGATGGGAAATATAATAGATTATATCAAGCACAACGCACTATTAATCTACATAATGAACTAATTACATTAGATAAGTTAGAACCTATTACTGATGTTACAGAAGCAAAAAATATTTTAATTAAATACACACTACAAAAATAATGTTAATTATGACTATAGAAGAAGCGTACTCAGCAGTACAATTTTACAATCGTGATCTTTGGAAAGCCCTAGCGCAAATTAACAGTGAATGGGATGACATGGATATATACGATAAGACAGCATACAAAATGGTTAAACGTGAGTTAGAAAAGGAAATGACAAATGGCAATTAAGATTGATGGCGCAAAGAAGAAAGCTAAAGTAACTAAAGATCCTATTTTCTTAGATGAAAAGTACACAGGCACAGAGCCAGTGTGGGATACAGAACGTGCTTTGCTATTTACTGAAGAAGAATTTGATCATACCTTCCGTAAAGCCATGCGTTACTACAATTATTATTACAGTGTAAAAGATCTAAAAAAATATTTTGTAGAATGGTTGCGTAAACATCAAGGTAAAGACAGTGTGTACCATCAATTAGACAAAGAAACCATTGACTACTATGCCAAAACCAAAGATGGCCTAACGCCATTTACTGCCTGCGCTATTATTAAAGCACATACACAAGGTATGCCCTTACGTGATCGTCATGTAGAATACTTGTTAGCTACTGTAAAGAAAGTTATCCGGCTACAAGAAGAATTGGCAGAAGATGAAGAGCCAGTGAAAGCTGATGTAAAGGCACCTAAGATTGACGTAAAGGTACCTACAATACAAGATCGTATGAATGCTATAGCAGACAAGCACCAACTACATTTCTTAGAATTAGAAGATGATTTGTTTAAAGGTAAAACTGTAGATCCAAAAGCATATGAATATTTGTTAGCTAAAAGTGTAGCACCGGCAACACTAGCTAGAATACTAGCACCGTTTGAACGTAGCCGCGCAGAGTTCCTTGCGGCAAAAACTAGCAAGGATGAAGACACAGTTGATGCTTACGCACACCTTAAAACAGCTGACTACAAACGTTTAGAAGCTTTCTATACAGCATTGTTTGATGGTTTCGCTCAATATGGACAGGTTAAACGAGCAACTAAGAAAGCAAGTGTACGTAAACCTCCGCAAAAAGAAAAACTTGTTGCCAAACTTAAATATCTAAAGAATGATACTACACTTAAATTAGTGAGTGTTAGCCCTGTAGACATTATTGGCGCACAGGTATTGTGGGTTTACAATGTTAAAACACGTAAACTTGGTCGTTATGTTGCTGAAGAAATGGGAGGTGCGTTAAATGTTAAAGGCACTACTATTACAGGATACAATGATATCAAAAGCACACAAAAGACTATTCGTAAACCTGAAGTACAACTTAAAGAGTTTATGTCAGCTAGTAAAGTTGAATTGCGCAAGTTTTTAGAAAATATCAAAACTACAGAAGTTAAACTTAACGGACGTATCAACGAAGATACGATCTTACTGAAAGTAGCATAAACAAAATTATCCTGTTGTTGACGATAAATACTTGACAACAGGATAATTTAAATGTCTTTAATACCAGCAAATGTTTCGTCAACTACAGATACCTTAACACCTAATCTTAGTGTTATAACAGACAGTCTTTATAATCCGTCTACGGGCACAGGCGCAGGGCATATTGCGTTTGATGCTAACCTACAAGCACAGTTAACTACCGTATCAAATCTACAAAACGATATTATTGATTATATACGTCTACGTTTAGGTTATGGTATGATTGATGTTGAAGCCGACAAAGAACACTTTGACATGGGTATTAAACAAGCTCTTATCCGTTATCGTCAGCGCAGTTCAAACGCAACAGAAGAAAGTTACGCTTTCTTAGATCTACAACCAGAAACACAAGAATATATCCTACCTAACTATATTATGAACGTTAGACAGATCTTCCGTCGTGGTATTGGATCGGTATCTGGTACAACAGCTAGTCAATTTGAGCCATTCAGCTCTGGTTATCTAAACACTTATATGTTAGTTGCTGGTCGTGTTGGCGGTTTAACAAACTACGAACTGTTTGTTGACTATCAAAAGCTAGCTATGACTATGTTTGGTGGTTACATGAACTTTACATGGAACAAGGTTACTAAGAAACTAACTATTGTTCGTAAAATGCCATTTGGTTATGCTGGTGATACAGGCAATAATTCTGATAGTTTCCAATTTGAAAGTGTATTGCTGTGGGTTGAAAACTATAAACCGGATATTATGTTATTAAATGATCCTATGACATTCCCATGGATCCAAGACTATGCCTATGCTCTAACTATGATGTCAATAGGTCAAGCACGTGCCAAATTTGCTTCTATAGCAGGTCCACAAGGTGGTACTAGCCTTAACGGTGCGCAACTAATACAAGATGGTAAAGAGTTAATTGAACGTTTAGACGACGAGATTAAACGCTATGTTGATGGCGGACAACCATTGACATGGGTAACTGGCTAACCAAAACGCTAGACATAGTAATCTAACTGTAATAAAATAGTATATCAATTAGGAGTTTTTATGAGTTCTATCATCGCCATCTGCGGCTTTATGGGGTCTGGTAAAGACACTATCGCCGACTATCTAGTTAATTTCCACGGCTACAAAAGAGAAAGTTTTGCTAACAGCCTTAAAGACGCTGTGAGTGTAGTGTTTGGATGGGACCGTGAGATGTTAGAAGGTCGCACTAAACAAAGCCGTGAATGGCGCGAAACCAAAGATGAATGGTGGAGCAAGCGACTAAAACAAGACATTACACCACGCTGGGTCTTACAGTACTGGGGCACCGAAGTAGTACGTAAAGGCTTTCATGATGATATGTGGGTAGCCAGCTTAGAAAATCGTCTAGCACACAGCAAAGACGATATTGTTATTACAGACTGTCGCTTTCCAAACGAAATTAAAGCACTTAAGAACATAGGTGCTACAGTACTCAGAGTTAAACGTGGCCCGGAACCTGAATGGTATGAACATGCTAAGAACTATAACAAAGGCCAAAAATACATTGGCTGGGCAATTGGCAAACATCATCTAGACGAAGCGGGCGTTCATGCCAGCGAGTATAGTTGGGTTGGTAGCAAGTTTGATAAGGTTATTACCAACGACAGTACTATCGAAGACTTGTATGAACAAGTAGAACAACTGTTAAAAATCAGGGACCAAGTCGCCTTGACGCCAGCCTAGACCTTCATGAGCAACTTCAATCTGGCAGTTAGCACATATAGTTCGTAGATTGATATGATTACTATTATTTAAATTACCGTCAACATAGTAAACAAATAACTGTTCTCGATACTTTGATTTAAATCCGCACTTTTCACAGTGCGGTTTCTTTTTATACCCTGCCTTATGCCAACTAGGTATAGGTACTGGCAGTTTTTTCTTCTTGCGTATACAACCGTCACATCGACTCCTATAATATGTCTTTCCAAACATTTTATAGTTAACTGCCGCGGCCTTTTTACCGCAACTTTCACATAAAGGACGATATTCCATGCTAGTATTTATGGGCGAACCTTTAAAAGGGCGGTTTATACCACAAATTTAACCAAATATTAATAAATAGTTTAAAGTAACCCATTTAGAGGATCACACAATATGGCAACATTAAATTCACCAGGCGTATCAGTTAGTATTATTGACGAAAGTCAATACGCTTCAACACAAGCAGGATCAGTTCCTTTTGTGTTGTTAGCAACTGCCGCTAACAAATTAACACCTAGCGGAACAACTGCTACTGGCACAACTATTGCTAACGCAGAACAAATTATTACAGTAACAAGTCAACGTGACTTAGTTAATTATTTTGGTACACCTAACTTTACACTTGATGAAAGTGGTAACCCAGTTAATGGCGATGAACAAAGCGAATATGGTTTATTAGCTGCTTATTCATCTCTAGGCGTAACAAATCAAATGTACATTCAACGTGCTAACGTTGACCTAGGACAACTAACAGGTACAGCAGTTCGTCCAACAGGTACTCCGGCAGATGGAACATATTGGTTAAACTTAACTAATACAAATTTTGGTATCTATGTATGGTCTAATGAAGATGGATTTACACTAACTAATCCATTGATTATTACATCAACAGCATATACATCAGGTGGCGTTCCATTGAGTTCATATGGTTCAATTGGCCAATACGCTGTAGTTACCACAAGCTCAAGCAATCCAGTATACTACAAAGGTTACAATAACACATGGACACTGGTTGGTAGCACATCATGGCAGGATGTAGTTCCTTCTATTACTGGTAATGTTGCTTACCCAACACTTACTAACGGTGCTAAATTGCTTATTAACGGTTCTAATGTTACATTAACTAGCACAACAGTAAGCGGAGCTGCTAACGTGATTAACGCTGCAGCAATCCAAGGTGTGTCAGCAACAGTTAGTTCAAGTGGACAAATATTAATATTTGCTGATTCTACATCAGCAAGTTCAGGTAATATTCATTTACCAAACGGTCAAGTATCGATTGAACCAGGTTCAGACTATGGTGCTACAGATGCTGCTGGCCCATTGGGTTTACTAGCACAACCTGGTGCTTCTAAAAATGGTAACATTTACACATACAATACTCCAACAATTTCATTTGCTAGTTATACAAGTCCTCCAGCTTGGAGAACAACAGACACAACACCACGCCCAGATGGTTCAATTTGGTTGAAAACATCTGCTACTGGTAATGGCGCAAATTGGGCAATTGAAGAGTATAGTGCTACATTAGGTGCTTGGAATCTACTAAGTGCTCCACTATACAAAGATGACACTTATGCTATCTATGGTTTAGATCCAACAGCTGGTGGTTCTGGTATTGCTGTAGGCACAGTTTATGTTAAATATGATACATTAATTTCAAATACACTAACATTTAAACCTTACATTAAAAATGTAGCAGGTGTACTAACACTTACAGGTACAGTAGCAGGTGGTTCAGCAACTTACACAGTTAGCAACAGTTTCTTAATGGCGGTTAGTGTTCCAGGCAGCACAACAAAACAACAAGCAACTGTTACACTAACAGGTACAACTGCTGCTAGCTTAGTAAGTAACATTTTACAAGCTAACCTACCAAATATCACTGCTGGTATTAACTCAAGCGGTGCGGTGTTTATTAGTCACACAGCAGGTGGTACTATCCAGTTTACACTATTAACTGGTAACCCATTAAGCACAGCAGGTATCTTAAGTAGCCCATATGTACAAACAATTACTACAAATGTATCGTACATTGGTACACCATTTACACCATTAACATACACATACAGCTTAACTGCTCCATACAGCAATCCAGCTGATGGTACATTATGGTACTATAACAATCCATTAGACGTAGACATCATGATCAATGATGGTACACATTGGAGAGGTTACCAAAACGTAACCAATGATGCTCGTGGTTATAACTTATCATTAACTGATCCAAATGGTCCTATTTTAAGTGCTACACAACCGGTGGTTACAAGTACTGGCGGTCAAGTGTATCCAGGTCAAATCTGGGTAGACACAAGTATCACTGAATTAAACAGTTTCCCAGTTATCTATCGTTACAATGGTAGCACATGGGACCTAATTAATAATGCTGATAGTGTTGATGCTAGCGGTATCTTGTTTGCTGATGCTCGTTGGTCAGCTACAGGTAATGTAAACCCAATTACAGATAGCTTGCCAGCAATTACATCACTATTAACAAGTGACTATTTAGATCCAGATGCTCCACTAGCACAAGAATATGCTCGTGGTACATTATTATATAATACACGTCGTGGTGGTTACAATGTTAAACAGTTCCAAAGTGCTGCGTTTAACTCAACACAATTAGCTACTGTGACAGGTACACAAGCAGGTGCTTGGATTACACACAGCGGTGATGATCCTACAACAGGTGTTCCATATTTTGGTAGTAAAGCGCAACGCAGTGTTGTTGTTAAAGCTCTTAAATCAGCAATAGCATCAAGTACATCATTGCGTGAAGACCAAACACAATTTAACCTAATTGTATGTCCTGGATATCCAGAGCTTATTCAAGATATGGTTACATTAAATAATGATCGTCAAGATACAGCTTTTGTTATCGGTGATACTCCGCTTGATTTACCAAGTGATTCAACAACACTTACAAATTGGGCAACTAACGCTGGTCTAGCATTAGACAACGGCGAGTTAGGATTAGTTACATACGATGACTATGCTGCGGTTTACTACCCAAGTGGTATTACAACTAACTTAGATGGTAATTCAGTAGTTGTTCCACCAAGTCATATGATGTTACGTACATATATCCGTAGTGATGCGTTAGCTTATCCATGGTTTGCTCCAGCTGGTGTACGTCGTGGTTTAGTTGATAATGCGACAGCAATTGGTTATGTTGATCGTGCTAATAACAACACATTTGTAAGTATCGGTGTAACAAACGGTCTACGTGATGTATTGTATGAAAACGAAATTAACCCAATCACAGTATTACCGGGTGTTGGTTTACTTGCTTACGGTCAAAAAACACGTGCTTCAACAGCATCAGCTCTTGATCGTGTAAACGTAGCTCGTTTAGTATGTTACCTACGTACAGTATTAGCTAAAGCTGCATTACCGTTCATCTTTGAACCAAATGATGCTATTACACGTAGTCAAGTACAATCAGCATTTAACGCAATATTCAATGATTTGGTTGCTAAACGTGGTATCTACGACTACTTGGTAGTTTGTGATACAACAAACAACACACCGGATCGTATTGATCAAAATCAATTATGGATCGATATTGCGATACAACCTGTTAAAGCAATTGAGTTTATTTACATTCCGGTACGTTTAGAAAACACTGGCGCAGCTTTAACAATAACATAATATACGCAGTTATTGGGAGTGGTAACACTCCCATTGCGTAGCTTAAAAAATGGTAAATACTATAAAGTATTAAAAGGAAAACAAGATGGCAACATCATCATTAACAAATTTTACAGTGCCGTTATCGACTAGCCAAAGTGCGAGTTCGCAAGGTCTGTTAATGCCAAAACTAAAGTTCCGCTTCCGCGTGACTTTTCTAAACTTTGGTGTTACACAACCAACAACAGAACTTACTAAACAGGTTATGGATTTCAAACGTCCTACATTGACATTTGATCCAATTGAAATTCCTGTGTATAACAGTAAAGTGTATCTAGCAGGTAAACCGACGTGGGAAACTGTTACATGTACATTACGTGACGATGCTAGTGGCGAAATTACACAACGTATAGGCGAACAATTCCAGAAACAATTTGATTTCTTCGAACAAGCATCAGCAAGTTCTGGTATTGATTACAAATTTACTACTGTATTTGAAGTTCTTGATGGTGGCAATGGCGCAAGTACTCCTAATACCCTTGAAACATGGCAAATGGATGGTTGTTTCTTAACTAACGCAGACTATGGTGATTTTAACTATGGTAGCAATGACCCAGCAACTATTGGGTTAACTATTCGTTATGATAACGCTCTTCAATTACCGTTAGGTCAAGGTGTCGGCGCAGCAGTTACACGTACATTAGGTTCAGTAATTACTGGTTAATCCAGACGAAAATATACTAATAATAGCCCGGTTTATTCCGGGCTTTTTTTTCTCGATAAATATATTAAACAGGTTAATATATGAGCAGTCTTTTAAGCACATTAGGTACAGTATTAAATTCCATCGGTGAAGGCAATGGTATGCGAGACTACCAACATGCCGCACGTACCTTTGTTGACAGTTTATATAGACTAGCACCAAAACAAAGTACTTTATTCCACGTATTCTTAGATCTAAATCAATCAGTGGCTAATGGTTCAATAATGAATCAAACTACTCAAATTGAAGCAGGCCTTATGGCCAAGCAGGTATCATTACCTAGATTTACTATTCAAAATAAAACATATAACGCTTATAATAGAAAGGTAGTACAGCAAGAAAAAATTAACTACGATCCTGTTAATATTACATTTCATGACGATAGTGCTGATGTTGTATTGAATCTTTGGAAAGATTACTATTCTTACTATTACAGAGACAGTGACTATAAAATTAGTGACTATGATTATAATTCTAAGTATCAACAACGTACTATTCAAAATTGGGGCTTTACACCTAGACTAGTTAATAACGATAATCAAACCTATATTAACTCTATTCAAATTTATAGTTTACATCAACATAGATTTAGTAGCTATACACTAATGCGTCCAATTATTCAAAGTTTCCAACACGGTCAGCATACATATGGCGAATATGACCCGATAGAACATCAAATGACAGTGGCCTATGAAGGTGTTTTATATAGTTCGGGCACTGTAAGCGGCGGCGCAGTACAAGGATTTGATCAAATACACTATGACAATACACCTAGTCCACTTAGCGGAGCTGCTGGTATTGCTAGAAATGCTGCCGATTTGCTTAACGGCTTACAAGCCGGCGACCTTGGTGCTAGTTTAAGTAATGGACTAGGACTAGTAAATGGTTTAACAAATCCAAATTCCGGATTAAAACTTGCCCCAACATTTAATCTACAATCTATAGGTTCAAGTATCCTAAAAGGACAAAATTCACAAAGTACTATTTTTGCTCCTACATCGGCCGATGTAGCAGCAGGGTTATCTACAGCTAGCGCACCAGTTCCTAATTCATATGCTGCTGGATATTCAGGATTTACTCCTACTGATACTTCTATAGGATCTTCATTACTAGATTCGTCAGCGCAGAATCAAAATATTAATTCACAAAATACTCAAACCGGTGATAGTAACCAAGGTACTCCTTCGGATCAAGCGGTAGTGGGAGGATAAGGACATGACAATCTACGGAAATTTACCACCGAGTACACAAGGATCTAATCTTACAAACAATTTTTTCCAAAATCAATTCAGTAATGCTGTGGGATTGAGCCCAAATGCTAATAGTATAATTGTAGGGTATTTCCAACAAATAACAGGTGATGTTGATACAGGTAATAATCTTGCCGCCGCTGTTATATATACTGCTCTACAACAAGGTATAGATCCAGTTTCTGTAGTTGAAGAACTTAAATCTCTGAGTGACAAAAATAGATTAAACTCTCCAACATACGCTAATTATATTTCACCTAATCAACCAGATACTGACGTCTTTGTAGCTAACTCAGTTACGGGTGGCAGTTGGACTACTGGCAATGTTAATTATTCTAACCCTGGTCCTAGTACTGTTTATAACAGCCTAGCTCAAGTCAACGCATATCTAGCTATGTTTTTAAATTTAAATAGAAATTCAACAAGTTTATTGGCTATTAGTAACAGTCCACAAACAAATCCTTATATTCAACGAGCAATTTTAGCATAATGGCCAAGTACGCAAACGGCAAATTTACAATAAAAAATCCAAACAAATACATGGGCAAACGTGCTCCTACTTACCGTAGTAGTTGGGAATT